AATACTGATTACCGATAGCACCATAAGCAGAGTTGAGTGAAATCTTCTTAGCCATCTGGATATTATTACAACGGGCGATTTCTTTCTCCAATGCTTTAGTTGGGGTCTTTTCATATTGCTGCTTTGCCTGAAGCATTCGCTTCTTGAAAATTACCCGCTCATTATACATCTTATCCATAAGTTCTGGTAGGAACCCACGAACATCCTTGCGGTACATGGCACCATTAGCACACACCGCATTATCCTTATACAACTCAAAGTTTATTTCTTCCTTAAGGATTCGATCAACCGTAGCTGTGGGATGTCTCTCGTCCAAGAGTGTCTCTGGGGAAATATTATACTGCATAATAAGATGAGGGTACAGACTATTAAGGTCAAAACTGACCACCCAATCATACTTTCCTGGAATCGGTTCTTTGACATAAGCACCTGCGTACTTTTCGTTTTTGTCAGACCTAATCTTTGGCGGGATAACAATATCCCGTTTCTTCAGATAATTGTAGATGATATTATCCCACATGCGAACCTGATAGAACACATCAGCATAGTTGACCTTAGCGTCATATGCCATAGTCAATGCTAGTTCAATCAGTTTCATCTTGTCTTCCAAACGGTCAACAAGTTCTACGTCAACGATGTTATATTCGATAAACTTCTGCCACCCTTTGGTATAGAAATCTTTAAAGGTGTCAAACTCAGAGTGGTCCAGTTTCTTCTGACCTAACTCCACCTCAGCTATATAGTCCAAACGATAAGATTCTTGTGCCTTGTATGTAAACTTCTTGTACAAGTCCAAGTAATCAAGTTGAGTTAGTCCACCAACATCAAAGGTGATGTGCTTTCTACCCTGAACATAAATCTCTCCTTCAGTCACAAGACCCCAGTTGGAGAAACGCTTCATCAGTTTCTCACCAAGAACCCTATTAAGACGCTTACAGATGTACGGGATATCGAACAGTTGAATGTTCCAACCAGTCACAACATCGGGGACATCCTGCATCCAGTAATTGATGAAGTGATTTAGAAGTTCATGTTCAGTATGACAATGATGATAAGTGACGTTCTCCTGCTTATTGGCAAAAGGTTTTACGCCCCAAGTAATAATCTGCTTGGTGGTATAATCCTGAATTGTAATCGCAAGAATCTCTTCCTGAGCAGATTCAACATCGGGGAATCCATATTCAGCAGTAGTCTCAATATCAAGAGTTACTAGTTTGATCTGACTGATGTCAAACTTGATTTCATCTTCGGGATACTTCTCTGAGATGTATTGATAAATGTATCGGTCATTTCCATAGATCTCAAATCCATCAACCTCATCATACTTTTTGTAGAACTCACGACAATCCCTGACAGTGCCAGGATGCACTTCATCTACAATGTCTCCACTTAATGTTCTATACTTGGTTTTCTTCTTTGATTTTACAAAGAGTGTAGGGAAGAACTCATCCCTAAACTCAAATCTATTACCATTCTCAACTCCACGAACCAAAAACTGATTGCCAATTAACTGAACATTGGTGTAAAACTTCATTCCTCGTCGTCATTAAAAAAAGAACCGAACATGCCGCTGCTACCAGGGTCGCGATTATCAATCATATCCATGATTTCATCAAACTTTTTAGTTTGCTCCATGCCATGAAGCAAGTCTGCAAGTTGTTTGACAACCATAGGTTTCTCATTTACTGCGGCAGATTTGATTGCTGCCCGAAGGTGAGATTCTGCTTCCAGTAAATGAGAAAGAGTATTTTCGGAAAGTGCCATTATTTTGTGAGGTCCTCGTATTTTTCTAGTAGGGTTGGTGTTGGGTCAGCAAGAGTCAGAATCTTGTCAGAACTAATCATAAACACGTCATCCCGTGTAGCACCCATCATCCATGACTCTAACATACCATCACTAGTTAGGACAAAAGGATTAGTCAGTTTACAGTCTGGTTCTCCAGGTACAGTTGCTGGGGCTTCATCAATCTGACTGATCAGTGTCTGATTGTTCGTCAGCAGAATCGCTTTGATCGTCTTGTCCATAACTTAAAACATCCTCAATGTACATTTTTTCCAATTGTTCAACAGGAGTAACCATAGTTACTAACCAGTCAGAGGGAATTGGAATAACCTCTTCTTTAGAAAGAGCAATCCAAGGAATCAAAGAAACTTCAAAACCTGCTTTGGTTTTATTTTTTTCTTGATCAATAACTCCAGGATTTTTCATCTTAACCAAACATGGTCTGCGGAGAAAATATCCAATGACCTTCTGATCATCTTCTTCACCGACTGCCATTTCATTAATGTCAGAGATAAGTTCCTCTCCCGACTTCAGAATCAAAAGTTTAATTGTCATTTACCAACTCCATAATCAGGTGCTTTCAATTCCAGTTCACGAATATCTGCATGAAGGCGTTCGGTTGCATTCCTCTTCTCAGTTTCGTGCAATACTTTCAGTGCTGCTACTGTTTCGGGAGTTTCTTCCCATTCCCAAGTCTCACCCTTACTATTTACAAATTGCTTTTTGGTCATAAGATTTGTATTTTCCTCTATTCTATCAACAAAAAAAGGAGGAGTCAACCTGGATTTTGCCAGGTGCTCCTCGCGGCGACGATATTCAGTTCTATTTAGAACCAATCCTTACGCTTATGATGATCTGGGACAATCTTACCGAAAGTAATTGTCAGTAACCCATCCTCAAAAGTAACTGATCTAATTTCCGTTTCGTCAGCGAGCGTCCAACTTCTGGTGAAAGACCGTTGAGCCATTCCTCTATGAACATAAGTTCTTTCGGACTCAACATCCTCCTTTTGTCCTTCGACAAAAAGTTTTCCATCTTGTGTGTAGACATTTACTTCTTTCTTCTTAAATCCTGCCAACGCCATCTCAAGTCTAGACTCTACGTTACTGACTTGAATCAAGTTGTATGGAGGATAATTCGATGTGGTTTCGTGCAACGTACCCAATCGATCAAAGATATCATCCATACCAATACTGTATCTATTTATGCGGTCAATCAACTGATCCATGTTGGCAGCATTGTACCTATGCACTATTTGATTAGTGGGCATCTTCTTAGCTCCTTTAAAAGCGAGTTTATGTTGTGTGGACCCCGAAGGCATCCGTTCATATTTATAGCATAGCACGAAAAAAGGAGATACGGCAATAACCGCACCTCCTTATAGGGGTTTCCGACTTTTGAAGCGACCGCACGAAAGATCGCAGATTTATTTATTCGGTTTCCTGGGTCTTTCCTTTCTTTCCGATATTGTATTTCTGCTCTAGAACCCAGTCAGACTTATCCTTATAAGCAAGAACTTTAATCTGATTCAGAGGAGCGATATCCATAACAGAATCTTCTTTGACAATCGTAATAAGTCCCCAGTCGGCCAAAAGTCTGGTGATACGGTTGCGTCTCTGAACATCATTCACGGTCAGATTAGCATGTTTGCCGTCCAGGGCAAACAGTTCCTTAAAATGAACGATGAAATATCTTCCCTGCTTGTGCAAGATGTGGCAAGACTGATAGAGTTTCTTCTCTTTACGGGATGCTACTCCGATACGTGTCAATGTCTCACGGACTTTTAGGAAGTCATCTGGTTCATTAAGAATAACCTCAACCATTTGGTCCTGGGACCAATCTACTGTTGGTTCTACCGTAGTAGTCATTTCATGCCTCCAATGTCAAGTCGTTGTTTAATGTAGTTAATCTGTTCTTTGGTCAGAATTTTCAGAGCTTGAGATGCCTTCTCATTACTATAACCATAGTATTGTTTGACACATTCTAAATCCTGGACTTTATCCTTACGGAGCCAAGGAGAGAATCTCTTCTTTTTCCTCAAACTATTTAGATAAAATGAATATTGCATATCTTTTTCAAGGAAATGATGCTTATTCATTTCATTGGCGAACATCACACAATCAAGGTGACCTGACAGGCAACGATTGATAATGTATGAGGGGTATTGTTTAACGATATCGGGGTTTTCTTTAATAAGATTTTCCTTATTAAAGTTTATTGAGTTCAACCAGTCTTTGAGTTCCATTATCTAATAATCTCCAAATCTGTTCCTTGTTTCCAAACCTCAAGTTCGGTCCTAAGTCTATCAGTAGACTTAAGTTTTTCATACCTCTTGGTTGCTTTCTTCTTCCACCAAACGATTACCTCTTCTGATGAATGCTGAAACTGACCGAAGTAGTATCTTTTCTTTTCAGTCAGAGACTTAGCATGATCAATACAATCATTAAACTGCTTTAGTTTTTCCTCATCCTTCAGAGACTTACGAATGATAGAAATCATCTTGGTTTGAATCTTGAGTTTCTTGGATGACTTGTCTGCAGGAATCAGACGTTCGCCACCATTGCGCTCGTTAAACCACCAGAAGAAGTCCCTAAACTCATCATCATGGAAGAGAGGTAGGAAGTTGCTCTCCGTGTCTCCTATGTGCCTCAGGAAGGGTTTGAGACCATCATACATGGACACACCCTTAGTGGTTCCGTAGAGAGAGGTCGTCTCAAAGTACTTAAGATCTGTACCATACTTTTCATCAAACTGC